AAGGTTGATTTGTGGCCTGTACGGTATGCCATCAGTTTTATTTAATGACACTGCAAACAGTACATTTAATAATTACACAACTGCAGTTGGTGTGTCTTATTCGGATGTTTACATACCTTTAGCAAACAAAATTGATGCAAAATTAAGTACTTTTTTATCAGACAAATATGAGGTTGAGGAGTATATTGTTGTTGACTCATCAAAAGTTGATGGTATTAAATCATCAACAAATGAGGTTGCTCAATTATTAGGTGGTTTATCTCCATTATTAGCAAATAAAATTGTTGAGGCAATGACACCAAATGAGGTACGTGATGTTGTTAATTTGAGAGGTGTTGATGGAGGAGATGATTTGCCAACACAATCAAATGCATCAAATCCAGGTGTTAATGTTAATTTATAGACATGAAAAAAGGACTAATAAAAAAGGTTGAGAGCCTACCAAATACAAAAAAGAAAAAAGCAATTTTAAAAGATATTGAGGACAAAAAACAAAAAACCATTAACAAATGATTAAAAGCGTATATTTTCCAAATAGAACATTTACAAAAAAAAGTGAATTGTTTAAAGCATTAAAGGAGCAAAAGGATGAGTTAATTGGTTTAAAAAAAGCCTCAATAATTAACTCTGATGGATTAAAATCTGAGACAACAAAATTGGATGGCATGGCTGCAAAGGTTGTGCATTTAGATGATGATTTTAGTTATCACGTAATAAATACAACCAAATACATGGACTCACATAGTGATGTGCATATTGATGGCATTTGGAATAAATCACTATCTGACAAACAAGGAAAAATCTATTTTGTTGCAGATCATGATTTATCAATTAAATCTGTTATTGCATACCCAAAGGATGTGACAATGTATGTGCAGGATTTACCATGGAGATTATTGGGAAAAGATTTTGATGGCAATACTCAGGCCCTTATGTTTAAGGTTGACAAAAACAAAATTGTTTTAGATGCTGCAAAACAAATCATTGAAAATAAAATCGATATTGAGCACTCAATTAGGATGCAATATGTAAATATTGAATTGGCAATTGATGAGATTGGGGAGGATTATGAGGAGGAAAAAATGTTATTTGATGCAGTAATTGGCAGCATTGCAAACAAAGCACAGGCAATTGAGCAGGGTTATTTTTGGGTTGTTACTGAGGCCAAAATATCTCAGGAGGGCAGCATGGTATTAAGAGGCTCAAATGATGCCACTCCAATACTGACATCTGAAAATAAAACACAATCAAATCCAGATCAAAAGGAGGAGGAAACAAAGGAAAACATAAAAACTTTTAACAGGTTTTTATTTTAAATATATTAGCCGTACATTAGTACACTAAACATGAGCCGCTTTTTAGCACTCAATAAATTAAATGAAGTTGAACGCCAAAAAATAGGCAAAAATTAAGTAAAAATGAAAAAAAGTTTAATGACAATAGCAACATTTTTAGTTGCTGCAAAAATGACACAGGAGGCATTTGATGCACAAAGTCCTGAGGAACAGGCAAAGGCATTTAATGAAATCAATGAGAATAACATTGAATACATTAAAGAATTAAAAGAAAATTCTGTGTCAAAGGAGGAGTTAACTGAGGCAATCACTGCAAAAAATGCAGAGGTACAGGCTCAATATACTGTGTTGGTTAAGACAATGAATACATTAGCATCTAAAATTGCTAAACAGGGAATAATTGAGGATGGAAAACCTGCAACAATCAAAAGTGTTGTTTCTGAAAAATTTGAGGCAATTAAAGGATTAAAAGATAATGCACCAGGTTCGGCACAAGAGGTAACAATTAAGGCAGACACATCAACGGCATCAATCCAAAATAATGAGGGAGCGTATGATGTTGCAGGTGTTGGCCAATTGGCAACACGTACATTGGCAATGGAGTCATTGTTTGCAACTACAACTGTTACAGGGCCAAATGTAAACAAAACAATTAGGTATTATGATTGGGATGAGGCTACAATTGTAAGAGCAGCAGACATGGTTGCAGAATGTGCACAATTTCCTGAGTCAACCGCATCATGGAAAAGAAACTCATTAGAAATCCAAAAAGTTGGAGATACTTTGCCTGTGTGTGAGGAGTTTTTTGAGGATGAGAGCATGTTTGCAGGAGAGTTGGAGTTCTTTTTACGTACAAATGTAGCATTAAAAGTTGATGACCAATTAATTAACGGAGATGGAACAGGTAACAACTTAAAGGGTTTAATTGCATCTGCAACAACTTATGTACCTGCAGCGGCAGGAATACCATCCCCAACAATTTATGATTTAATTGTAAAGGTAAAAGCTGCAATTACTGCAACAGGTGGGAGCAAATACATGCCAAACTTTGTATTAATGAACAATGAGGACATTTGTGCAATGGATTTATCAAAAGATGGTAACAACAATTACATCATGCCTCCTTTTGTTTCAAGAGATGGAGAAACTGTGAAAGGTTTGAGAGTAATTGAGGATAATGCAATACCTGCAAATCAGTTAGTTGTTGGAGATGCTAATTACGGACGTATTTATTCTGCTGCAGGATTAACAATGAGCAGAGGAACAATTGACAAACAATTTGTTGAGGATGCAATGACATTAAAAGTGCGTAGAAGATTAGCACTATTAATTAGAGAGGCAGACAAAACAGGATTTTATCATGTTGCTGACATTGATGCTGCATTGGTTACTTTAGCACTTTAATATGAAACGTAAAGTCATATTTTTAAAGGACTTTGCTGATTTTAAAAAAGGAGATATTAATGAGTTCGGGAGCGTTTTAGCCTCCCGACTTGTTAACTCCTCAAAAGTGGCAAAGTATTCAGATGATGATGGGCCTGTGAAATCAAACACAGGAGACTCAGATAATGTTGTTGATGATGTTATTGAGGGAGCAAAAAAAGGATTAAAAAAAATGTTTGGTAAAAATAAATAAATGGCAATTTTAACAGTTAGTAATTTTGATAATGGGAGGTATAAAATACCAACAAACAACTCAACAGAGATTGATTTAATGCAAACAATCACAGATGTTGAGGAGTGTTATTTACCTAAATTATTAGGTGTTGAATTGTATGATTTATTTATTATTGATCTGGCTGCTCCAATTGCAGGAGAGCCAACAGAACCAAGATTTGTGAAAATATACAACGCTTTTAATTATCAGGAGACAGGAGGATGTGCAAAAATAGTACAGTCCAAAGGTATTAAAGAGATGTTAAAAGCGTTTGTGTATTATCTTTATACAAGAGATACAACTAGCAGAATAACAACGGTAGGAATTAAGCAAACAGAGTCAGATAATAGCATTAATTTTAGTGCAATTATGCATGATATTACGAGCAGATACAATGATGGTGTTGCAACTTATAAAGCAATCCAATACTATATTTGTGAAAATGATGAGTTTGAGTATGATGAATTTGAGGGAGTAAATGAACCATTTAACCATCCTTTTTAATGGAGAGCAATTTAGTTGATATTATAAAATCAATAGTTGAGCAGATAAATACAAATCTGCCTGTTTTATCTATTGATGGAGAAAAAATATATTTGTGCAATACTTTGCATCTGACAATTGGTAAAACCATCAAAGATGCAACAGATAAAGAGTACAAAATAAAAGAATTTAAAATAAATGAGTACATTGTTGTTGAGCCATTTGGCCACACAGACCCATTTACAGGAGCAGTTGTTGTTGCTCCAAGTCTCACATTTTTACATGGAGACCCTAAAAGCACAAACAACGAATATCAACAACTGAGCAACAGAACATCAGCAAAAACGCCATTTATTTGGTTGGTTGAGAGTTACAGTGCAAACAATACAAGGAGAGACAGTGCAGTTGATTTGTCATTTAGTGCACGTGTTTTTTTATTAGATTGGGCCAACACACCAAAATGGACGAATACAGAGCACAATGATAATGTAATAAAACCAATGGAGAACCTGTTGAGGGTATTTTTACAGGTAATTGATGATGATTATAATTTTAAAAGATTAGACACACCACGAATTGATGTTCGTCCGAGATTTGGAGACCCAATTGGAGACCCTACAAATTTAATAATTGATGAGGATTTGAGTGGCATTGATGTGTCATTTAATTTGGAGGTTTATGATGCAGGACAATGCTGCACAGTAGTTGAGCCAATTAATACATGCATAGCTGCAACAAACACATTGAACGGCAACCAAATTGATGGAACATTGATTGCAACAAATAAAAACATCTCAATTGTTGATGATTTAGGAGCAATTATTAATCCAACAATATTAAACGACACAAAAACAAATTTAGATTTGGAAATTGTTGGAGGAGGCTCATCAGATTTAAAGGTTTATTATAATAGGCCCGACATTGTTAATATGCCATCATACGCAACCTATGATGAGGGAGATTTATTTAACACAAACTACGACCCTCCATTTTTAATCCCAAATGATGGAGTTTATCAACAAAAAGATTTATCAATAAATGAGGATTATTTAGTTTACAACAATGTTTGGGGGCATAAATTCAGATTAACAAGTTTAACAGGTGGGTATTATGATTTTAATGATGGCCAATACAAGGATGTAAACGGTAATTTATCAACATTTATTGATGAGTTTAGGTTGCCATCTGCAGGAGTAAATAATACTGATGGATTAATTGTTGACCATTTAACGGGTTTGTCTCATAGAAGCATCAGAGGAGGTGCAGCGAATTATTTAAATTCTTTATCATCAATACCAGGGACAGTTTATGCAGGTTATTCAGATTATAGAAGTCCAACACTTGCATTTATGTTGACTTTGTGGAGTCCAAACATGTTAAATTTTTTATACCCTGCAAATCGTCAACCTTTCCAATATAATCAACCAACATTGTGGAGTTGTACACCTTACATTGTAGCACCAACAACAACTGCATTTGGTATTATTGTTACCTATGGCTCATTTCCATCATCAATGGCAGGAGCGAGAAACAAACATTTTTGTAGAATACAATACCAAAGAAATCAATTTGTAATACAATAAAATAAAAAAATGAAATATTTATTTACATACGAAAATAGTAATTTTGAAAATTTAGAGATTGAAAACCCAACAATTGAGATTGTTGGATTAAACGTTGGAAATCCTAATATTTCAAAAATTGATTTTAAAACAAAAAAATATAGTATTGAAATATTATTAATAATACCTGATGCAAAATTTGGATTAACATTGGAAAATGTACAGTCAGAGTCATTGGATTGGACAGGAGGAGATAATTTGCCTCAACAGGTTTTAGATGCCTTAAATAAACAGTTTGGAGTGTTAAATGATTAATTTTAATTAAATTAGTAAATTATTAAAATAAAATAAGTAAATTAAATAAAAAATAAATAAAATGAGTGGAATAGCATGTGACTGTGGGAGTCCAAAATACCCAAACACAGGGAGACCAAATTGTGTTGTAATTCAAAAGGTAATGGCAATGCCATGGTACAGAGCGAAATACAAAAAAGATGGTACACGTAATTACATTGATGTAAATGCAGACCCTTTGACAATTTTAGACTCAAACGGAGTTGCAGGAAATTATGCAACATTGGGTGCATACATTCAAGATTTGGCACAAAATCCAAATTGGGATGCATCTGAAAGACTATACCCAACACCGAGAGTTGAGGGTGCAACTTTTGAACGTACTGAGACAGTGTACGAAACTGCACCAAGTACTCAAAAATACAAAATTGATGGAGTTGGTGGTGTTAGGACTATGACCTACCAAATGTGGGATAAAGATAGTGCTGCACAAATCCAAAGAGAATTGAGTGCAGTTGGATGCTCTGACATTGAATTTTATTATGTTGACATCTCTGCAAATATGTGGGGAATTATGGACGACCCAACAACAGGATTGTTGAGAGGTTATGAGTTGAGTGCTGAGACTTTTGATGTATTCAAAGATTATGCAACTGACACAACAGTACAAAAATTAAATGTATCTGTTGATTTTGATAATGAGGAGTGTGAGGAAAATAGCTATGTATTAACATCTACAGAGTTAGGATTTAAACCAACTCAAATCAAAGGTTTAATATCTGCATCAATCTCTGCTGATAATCCTGATTTAAATACAATTGTTGCAACAGTGGCAACAGGATTTGGAACTGCACAAAACTCAACAAAAGTTGTTGGATTATTGGATGCAGCATTTATTGTTGAGGATGTTGCTGCTCCAGGTGTGCCATTGGCTCACACAGGAACAGTTGAGAGTCCTGATGGAACATACACAATTTCAATGACTGCCGCATTAACTGCAACAGATAATTATATTGTAAAAGCAAATGCAACAGGGTATGATGTGGCAGATGGTACATTTGTAGCGTAATGGCTAAAAAGAAAACAACAATTCCTGCTGCTCCAAAAAAGAGTGGCGGGATTGTTAAAAAAGGTAATTATCTAATTTTAGGAGAATACTCATACAAAA